ATATTATGAATGTAAGCACCTTGAATATCCTGAAAGAACTTAAAACAAACTCTCCTGACAGCACAATGTTCCGCACGTCGGTTATCGAATCGACTACCAAAGCCCTAGGTTATACTAATAAAGACTATTGGGGACCAATCTGTAATAAAGAGAACCGTGTTAGAAATGGCACTTATGACCTTTCCCCTCTCTTAGAGAAAATCACAATCGTTCCACCAGCGATTAATCAAGCTCAACCTTCTGCGGCTATGGTATCATCAGTAATGAATGATGAAAAAATCTTTGCTCAGGTAGATCCTACGTTCGTTCCATGGGGATCTTATAACGACATTATTAAAATCGTTAAGTCAGAAATGTTTTATCCAACATATGTTTCTGGTCTATCTGGTAACGGTAAAACATTCATGGTTGAACAGGCTTGTGCCAAACTCAATCGCCAATATATCCGCGTTCAGGTCAATCCTGAGACCGATGAAGATGATCTGATCGGTGGATTCCGTCTGATTAATGGCGAGACAGTTTTCCAAAAAGGACCTGTTATTAAAGCTATGGAAACTGGTGCAATTCTCCTCCTTGATGAGATTGATCGTGCTACAAATAAGATTATGTGCCTGCAGGGAATTCTCGAAGGCAAGCCAGTTCTTGTCAAAAAGACTGGTGAGACTATTCGACCTTCTAAGGGATTCAATGTTATTGCTACCGCAAACACTAAGGGTAAAGGTTCAGATGATGGCCGATTCACTGCGGCTTCTATTATCGATGATGCATTCCTTGAGCGTTTTGTTATCTCGGTAGATCAAAAGTTTCCTTCGTTATCAGTTGAGCGTAAGATTGTTGCTAACCATATGGATAAGTATGGGGCTGTCGATACAGCGTTCTGTGAGAATCTAGTAAATTGGGCTGACATTATACGTAAAACTTTTTATGATGATGGTATTGATGAGGTTATTTCAACCCGTCGTTTATGCCATATTGTACAAACATTCTCTATTTTTGGAGATAAAATGAAATCATTAGATCTATGTACTGCGAGATTTGATGATGATACAAAAGATGCGTTTATGGATCTATATAGTAAAATCGATCAAACGGTTGAATCTACACCAGACGGAGCCGACATAAACAACTCTACAATTGATACTACTACTGGTACACACTTTACATACGAGATGGATAGTCCATACTCTAGCTAATAGGAGACATTATGAACGAACAAAAACTAAACTATAAATTCAATGAAGGTGCCTTGATCGAAGAGTTCAAGGCTTATATTGATAGTACATATGGCGGTCACTATGGTCAAGGTGGTCTTCAATCATCTGAAGTCATCATTGATCGTGGCCATGGTATGGGATTCTTCTTAGGTAACGTCGATAAGTACAACGGCCGTTATGGTAAGAAAGGCACACCCACAGATCATCGAAAAGATATCGTTAAGATTATCCACTATGGATTTCTTGCACTATATGAACATGATCGAATTAACGAAAAATAAGTGTGTACAAACACAATCGATTGTGTTATAATATACACACATTAAAAAACTGGAGAACTACTATAATATGATGACTTTATCACCTGATACTCTTTCAGTCTTGAAAAACTTTAGTACTATTAACCCTAATGTGGTACTAAAACCAGGACAGAAGATCAAAACTATCTCTGATGCCAAGAATATCTTAGCGATTGCTACGGTGGCAGAAGACTTTCCCCATGACATGGGAATCTATGACTTGAACGAATTCCTTTCAGTTTTCAGCCTCGTCCAAGATGGAAAAGTGCAATTTACCCCTAAAGCTGTCAAGATTGCTAATGGTAAGTCGCATGTGCAATATTTCTTTGCTGAACCTTCGATTTTGACTACTCCACAAAAAGACATTACGATGCCTGATTGTGAAGTAAATTTAGATCTTACTAAGTCTATGTTAGATCAAGTACGCAAAGCAGCATCGGTACTTGGCCATACTGAAATGGCAATTAGCGGCAGTCCAGAAGGAATCAAGCTTCGTATTCTCGATAGTAAAGATTCTACCGCTAACACATACGAGATGGAAATCTCATCCGAAGCACAAGATAAAGAGTACGAATTCGTACTAAATATTTCTAACCTGAAGTTGATGGATGGTGACTACCAAGTAGGTATTTCATCTAAGTTAATTTCGAATTGGAAAAACACCACCAAACCCGTTGAGTACTTTATTGCACTCGAAAAGAATAGTAAATACTAGGAGAAACACCATGACTGAAGAAACTACTACACCTGTTGACCAAGCACCTGTTGACCAAGCGCCTGTTGAAGAAGAAACTACTGTTGAAGAAACTACTGTTGCCGAAGCGCCTGCGCCTGTTGCTGAAGAACCTGTTGCTGAAGAACCTGCTCAAGAGCAACCACGGTTAAACCTAAACGATCTTGCAATTCTTGTACAGGCCGTTGATATTGGTTCACAAGCCGGTGCTTATAAGGGTAATGACTTGGAAGCAATTGGTGCTGCACGTAACCGTGTTGCAGGTTTTGTGAATATTAATTCACCTGCGCCAACAGCCCCTGAAACCTCTGAATAATCCAAAGGATATTATATTATGCAAACAAGTGAAAAACAACAACTCATCGAGGCATTACTTAAAGGTTCTGTCACTGTAACTTTCCAAAAGATTGATAGTGACGAAGTGCGAGTAATGCCTTGTACCCTAAATCCCGCTGTCCTAGAAGCAAATGGTATCGTTTCTGAAGTCAAAGCTGTTAAGCCTGAATCAGACCATATTGCAACGTGGGCATTGGATAAAGAAGCATGGAGATCATTTCGGACTAGTACCGTACTTGCTTGGGAGGTACTATAATGTCTGAAGAATTCTTATGGTGCGAAAAGTATCGTCCGCGTACTGTTGATGATACTGTACTTCCAAAGTCACTAAAGAATACATTCTCACAGATCGTAAAGGGTGGGGAACTGCCCAATATGATGTTTACTGGTACTGCTGGTATCGGTAAAACCACTGTTGCGAAAGCTCTATGTAACCAACTAGATCTGGATTATCTAGTAATCAATGGTTCGGAAGAAGGCAATATCGATACCCTCCGTGGTAAGATTAAGCAATTTGCCTCTTCTGTTTCATTGCAAGGTGGGTATAAAGTTGTAATCCTGGATGAGGCAGATTATCTAAATGCTCAGTCGACACAACCTGCACTTCGTGGGTTTATCGAAGAATTCTCTAACAACTGCCGGTTTATTCTAACCTGCAACTTCAAGAATCGCATTATTGAACCATTGCATTCTCGATGTTCTGTTATTGAATTCAATCTGAACAAGAAAGACATGCCGCCTCTTATGGCACAGTTCATGCAAAGGGCAGAGTCTATCTTGACGACTGAAGGTATTTCTTATGAAAAGCCTGTCCTCGCAGAGCTAATCATGAAGTATTGCCCAGACTGGCGTCGTGTTCTAAATGAACTTCAGCGGTATTCTGTGTCTGGTGCAATTGATACTGGTATCCTTGTGTCACTGCAAGAAGCTTCTTTGGATTCTCTTATGGCAGATCTAAAGAACAAAAACTTCAAGGGAATGCGTCAGTGGGTTGTCAATAATATCGATGTGGAACCAGCAGCTTTGTTCCGTAAGATTTATGATAGCATGACTGATTATGTGAAGCCACAATCTATTCCGCAATTGGTTTTGATCCTTGCAGATTACCAATATAAGAATGCGTTTGTTGCGGATCACGAGCTTAACTTTGTTGCTTGTATGACTGAGATCATGGCGGGGGTTGAATTCTCATGAACCCCTTTGAGTATCTAAACACAATCAATTATTCTAAAAAGAATATTATGGTTGATGATGCATCAGAGAAATCGTATAGCGGATTTATGATAAATCGAGGTTTATCATATTTCCCCGATACGGTCCTGATTGCCAATGAGATGAATATTTCCCACCACCTAGACCATCGTCTTCAATACGACTTTATGATGAATATTGTTACCAAGAAGAAGCGTTTTAGTAAATGGCTTAAATCTAATGAAGAATTAAATAGTATAAATACTATTAAGGAATACTATGGTTATAGCGACGAAAAAGCTAAATCCATTTTATCATTACTAAGTCATGAACAACTAAACGAATTGAAATTGAGGATGTATAAAGGTGGAAAACGAAAATAAGCTGCACGCATGGACTCCGGCAGACATGCTTGAAGTCACGCTAAAAGAACCAGATGATTTTCTTAAAATCCGTGAGACACTAACCCGTATCGGTGTCGCATCACGGAAGGACAATAGATTATATCAGTCGTGCCATATACTGCACAAACAAGGTCGATACTTTATTGTTCACTTTAAAGAGTTATTCTTACTGGATGGTAAACCTTCTAATCTATTAGAAAACGATGTACACCGTCGTAATACCATTGCTACACTCATGAGTGATTGGGGTCTTATTACCATTTTAGATCCTATTAACCCAGAACATATTGCACCACTCAGGCAGATTAAAGTAATTCCTCACAAAGATAAAAGCTTGTGGGAGCTATGCCCGAAGTATAATATCGGTAATAAGTAAAAGTAATAGCTGTATTACAACTTTATTACCATTTAGTATAACGCTATGTATAAATAATAATGACGATGCCACTTAGTGGGTCGTCAAAACAATAAACCTTGCTATTACAATAGGAGGTCATAATATGACTATTAGCAAACTGCACGTACCTCGTTCTTTATTCGTAGGATTTGAAAATCTTTTCGAAGATCTAGAACGTATCCACACCTCAGCCAGATCAGGTGATAATTATCCACCCCACAACGTAATTAAAATCAATGATAGTAGTTTCGAAATTGAACTCGCTGTTGCAGGTTTTAAAGAAGATGACTTACGGGTTGTCGTCAAGGATGGCATTCTCCATGTATATGGATGTGCTCCAAGCGATAGGATGGATAAAGTTGAATATGTGCACAAAGGCATATCGTCACGTAAATTCGAGAAATCCTTCCGAATCTCTGAATTTGTCGTAATCGATGGTGCTTGTCTTAGGGATGGGATGCTCGTTATTCAATTAAGAGTTGAAGTTCCTGAAGAGAAGCGTCCTAGGGAGATCAAAATCGGATCTGCTGGGGCATCAAACAAAAAGACTCTTCTTAATGAAGACATCTTCAATTGAGCGAATACCTGGTAGGTTTTAATCTAAAATCTACTGGAGATACCAAAATGGGCTATATACGTAAGCACAAAGATTCGATTATTAGAGACGCAATTGTAATTACAGGATCAGTATTCCTGACAATTGGATTGCCATTTATGACTGTATATTTTGCAGCAATATCTTACTAAATAATCGATGAAGTACCAGGTAGGGGAATTTAATTTAAGTTCCCCTATTTTTTTGTGTACATTACTGCAAAATCGTGATATAATATACTAAATTATGTGAGAGGTGATCTTTTTGTCAAAATTCTATACCAATGTTTCCCGCTATGCCAATACTCTACTCTACCGTGGATATGAAAATGGTAAGCGTATATCGAAACGAGTTAAATACAAACCAACACTATTTGTGTCAACCACAAAACCTACTGTCTGGAAAAGCCTTGATGGCACACCAGTTGCCCCCGTTGGAATGGATTCCATGCGAGATGCTAAGGAATGGATCCAAGTAAATAAAGAACTATCTGGCCGTAAAATCTTCGGTAACGATAAACATATTCCATGTTATATCAACGAGGAATTCCCGGGTAAAATCGAATTTGATCGTAATGTAATCAACGTTACCTCAATCGATATCGAAGTTGGATCTGATGATGGATTCCCTGAGCCTGATGCCGCTGCCCAACCAGTTACAGCAATCTGTACTAAAAACAACATTGATAATATCTATTACGTCTGGGGATTAAAAGACTATGATGTAGAAAAATCTTATATGAAAGACTACCAAGTCGTCTATAAAAGATTCGAGAGTGAAGCAGCTTTACTTAGTGACTTCATTGACTTCTGGCATTCTAATACCCATTGTCCTGATGTAGTAACTGGTTGGAACGTTCGATTCTTTGATATTCCGTATCTAGTTAACCGAACCTATAAGATCCTTGGTGGTGATATAGTCAAGAAATACTCTCCATGGGGAATGGTAGATCGTCGTGAAGTTACGGTTATGGGCCGAGCTCAAACGGCATTCGAATTGTCTGGGATTGCTATTGTAGATTATCTAGAACTATTCAAGAAGTTTGGTTACTCATATGGTCCACAAGAATCGTATCGTCTAGACCATATTGCCAGCGTAGTTCTTGGCGAAAAGAAACTCTCTTATGAAGAACATGGTTCTCTTCATCAACTATACGAAGCTGATCCGCAGAAGTTCATAGACTATAACATTAAAGACGTTGAGTTGATTGAGCGCCTTGAAGATAAAATGGGTCTTATTACCCTTTGCATGACCATAGCTTATAAGGGTGGTGTGAACTACTCTGACACGTTTGGTACTACAGCAATATGGGAATCGATTATCTATCGCCATCTATTCGAACAGAAAACGGTCATTCCATTTTACGAAGAGAAGTTTAAGTCACCTTACCCTGGCGGTTATGTTAAAGATCCGCATGTCGGCCTTCATGAATATGTAGTGTCATTCGATTTGAATTCATTGTATCCATCGCTAATTATGCAATACAATATGTCTCCTGAGACTATTGCCGAAGGTGAGATTGCTGATATTGACATTGATAAAATATTATCCGGCCAAGTGCGAGTTAAGAACCCGGGTAAATCCATCGGTGGTAATGGTCAGATGTTTAATATCGAGGAAAAAGGTGCATTACCTACCCTAATCGATGAGATGTACGGCGAGCGTGTATTAGTAAAGCGTGATATGATTCAAGCTCAGAAGGATAAAGAGCTTATTGATAAATCGGATAAGCAGAGAATATACGATGTAGAACGTAAGATTGCAATTGCAGAAAACCAGCAAATGGCTATCAAGATTCTTCTTAACTCACTTTATGGTGCGTTGGGTAACCGGTACTTCAGGTACTTTGACCAACGTATTGCTGAAGCTATTACACTATCTGGTCAGCTTACTATCCGTTGGGCAGAACGTGCAATTAATTTGTACCTCAACTCGGTCCTTAAAACAAAAAAGGATTACGTGGTTGCAATCGATACCGATTCGTTGTATGTGAACCTAGGTCCTTTGGTGGATGCAGTACAACCTAAGAATCCTATTGATTTCTTGGATACAGTTGCATCTGAGAAGCTTGAGCCTGTATTATCTGCAGCCTACGATGATTTGTTTGCTCAGATGGGTGGTATCGAAGATCGGATGGTTATGAAGCGAGAAGCTATTGCTGACCGTGGTATATGGACTGCCAAGAAACGATACATCCTGAATGTGCACGACAATGAAGGTGTACGTTATGCTGAACCTAAGCTAAAGATTATGGGTATTGAAGCCATTAAGTCTTCTACTCCTGCACCTTGCCGTGAAGCTCTTAAAGCTTTGTTCAAGGTAATTATATCCGGTTCAGAAAGCAATACTCAGTCTGCAATTCAGTCGTTCCGTGAATACTTTATAACATTACCTCCGCATGATATTGCATTCCCGCGTGGAGTATCTAAGGTACGTGACTATTCGAATAAGCAAACCATCTACAAGAAAGGGACGCCAATACACGTACGTGGATCCTTATTGTTTAACAAGCTTGTAAAAGACCATGGATTATCACGCAAATATCCAATGATAACTAATGGTGATAAAGTCAAATTTATCTACATGAAAAAACCTAATCCAATTCAAGAGAATGTGATTGCGTTTTCCCAATATCTGCCAGAGGAATTTAATCTCGAAAAGTATATCGATTATGATCTACAGTTCGAAAAGACTTTCCTAGATCCAATTCAACCAATACTTAACGCGGTTGGGTGGTCTGCTGAAGAACGTGCAACCCTCGAAGATTTTTTTGGATAAAACGAAAATAAGTGTGTACATACACTTCAAACTATGGTATAATATACCTTTACAATGGAGAATAAAATGAAATTAGTAAGATTAGTATCAGGCGAAGAAATCGTTGCAGACGTAGAAGAAGGTCGTACATCATCAATTATCCTTAAGAATGGGCATCTGCTTATTCCGGCGGGTGAAGGTAAGATTGGATTTATGCCATTTGCACCGTATACCAAAGCAAAAGATGGTGTTGAAATTGAGTTGCGTCATGTTATTTTTGTGGTTGAACCACTTGAGGAACTTGCAAACCAAGTTAAACAGATGGCAAACCCAAGTCAAATTATTACACCACCACAACAAGGGATCATTATATAATGAGTAGAGATTGGGTGGCGGACATCGCCGAAATGCACCAAAAGTATGGTGTAGATAAATGGGTAGAAAAAGCTACGCCTGAACAGCTTAAGCAATTTCTACATTTTCGAGTTAGTTTCTTAGAGGAAGAATTCAAAGAAACTTTTAAAGCAGCAGGCGAGAATGACCACGACGAAATCGTTGATGGCCTGATCGATTTGTGTGTAGTAGCTATCGGTACACTAGATGCATTTGGTATCGATGCTTATACTGCATGGGATCGTGTTCATACCGCAAATATGAACAAAGAGCCTGGAGTAAAACTTGAGCGTCCGAATCCTCTCGGATTACCTGATTTAATTAAGCCTTATGGCTGGGAAGCACCATCACATGTCGACAACACCGGTAAGCTTAACGATATTCGATAGCATCT